CGGATGCGTCAACTTGAAAAAGAGTTGAAAGCAAAAGAGCAAGCACTTGCCGAAGCAGACGCTATTAAACGCGAGTATGCGTTTATGAAAGCGGGAGTTCCAATGGATTCCCCGATGTCTAAATACTTCGTCAAAGGTTATGACGGCGAGTTCACACCCGAAGCAATTCGGTCGGCTGCAGAAGAAGCGAATCTCATCCACAAAGAAGCGCAAAACGCTCAGGTTAAATCTGAGGCAGATGCGTGGAACCGTCTCACAAAGGCGCAACGTGCGGGTGAAACCAGCGAACCTGTTGCTGATTGGAACACGAAACTTAATCAGGCTCGAAATCAAGACGAAGTGATGCAGATTTTGGCTCAAGCAAGGCAAGAAGCAGAAAACATCTAGCCCGCAGGACTCCCGTTCCTGTCGGGAGAAAGCAATAACAGGAAATGTCAAAAACACAAACAAGCAGCCTTCTCACAGATCAGGTTGCGTTTGATCGGATTGCGTATTTTGCGCTTCGTAGCGAACTTTTGTTCGATGCGGTCGCAGACGTTATGCCGGTCGCACAAGCAATGCCAGGTTCATCGGTCAAGTTCACAATTTTCAACGATCTCGCTGAAAAGACTTCGACACTTACTGAGGACACAGACGTAACTCCAGTAGTTATGGGCGACAGCCAAGTTGAAGTAACGTTGGAAGAGTACGGCAACGCCGTAAACACAACAGCGAAACTTCGTGGCACATCGTTCCTTGATGTGGATTCGGCAGCCGCTAACCTCGTTGGTTACAACGCAGGTATCTCGGTTGACGGTGTTATCCGCGACGTACTGTCCGCAGGAACAAACGTTGTCTACGGTGGTGGCGATTCAACAACCCCAACTGCTCGCACCGAAATTGAAGCAACAGACATCATTGAAGCAAACGACATCCGCAAGGTTGTTGCTGCACTTCGCAAAGCGAACGCAGTTTCTTTCAATGGCATGTACATGGGTTACATTCACCCAGACGTTTCGTACGATCTTCGCAAGGAGACAGGCGTAGCATCGTGGCGTGACCCACACGTGTACAGCGATCCAGCAGGCATCTACAACGGTGAAATCGGCGCTTTTGAAGGTGTCCGTTTCATTGAGACTCCACGAGCCAAAATCTTTGAGAACGCCTCAAACGGTTCAGGATCGACTGGAACAATCGATGCTTACTGCACACACATCGCAGGCCGTCAGGCTTTGGCGAAGGCACACTCAATCGTTGACGGCAACGGCCCGTTCCCACGTGTCGTACGCGGTCCAGTAGTTGACGTGTTGTCACGTTTCCAACCTGTCGGTTGGTACTGGCTCGGTGGCTATGCTCGATTCCGCGAGGCTTCGCTTCGTCGTATCGAGTCGGCTTCAAGCCTCGGTTCCTGAACCTTATAGTTCAGTTGTAAGTTGAGAGGGGGGTCAGGCTTTTCCCCTGCCTGACCCCTTTTCTCGTTCTGCTATTATTTCGTGTGAGGTAACAAATGTCTATTTCTAATTACGCAGAAAACAAATTTTTGGATGCTCTCCGCGCACAATCGTTTTCGGTTAGCAACGTTTACGCAAAACTGCACACAGGTGATCCTGGTGAAGAAGGTGCAAGCAATGCTGCTACGGAAACAACTCGTAAAGAAGTTACGTTTAGTGCGGCTTCAAGCGGTTCTATGGCTGCTTCGGCAACTATCGAATGGACCAATGTTTCTACTACGGAAACTTATTCGCATTTTTCTTTGTGGGATAATTCAACTGCGGGTAACTGTTTGTGGACTGGCGCTTTGTCGTCGTCTGCGGCTGTTACTGCCGGTGACACGTTTCAGATCACCGCGTTAACTCTCAGCCTCGATTAAGGTGAGGTAGCCCTATGGCTACTGGAGTCACCGATTTTACTTTCGGGTTCACGGACACCCCTGGGTTCAGGGAGTTCGCTGAGGTACCTAATTATGCGCGGCGCAAAGTTATTTATTTTGCGTCACCGTTTGCGAACACTCAAGGTTTTTTTCGTGGTGTAACCGCACGTACCGCCACAGGTGCAGGCACAGGTACACAATCGGCGTCAGGTCTACGGATAGTTGGGCGTACGGCGTCAGCGTCAGGGTTAGGTTCATCATCGACAACGATTGTGCTTGTCGCCAAACGTACGGCATTGGGGTCTGGTACTGGTTCTAGTGTTGCTGAAGGTGAACGTGTTGTCCCCCGATCCGCTACTGCTAGTGGTCAGGGTACTACTGCTGGTGGTGCTACTGGTTTGCATATTGCGCCCCGTACCGCTACGGGTTCTGGCACAGGTTCGTCTGTTGCTACCCGTAACGTCATTCGTGCTTTCACAGCGTCAGGTTCAGGTACAGGTTCTCAGACTGCTACAGGTTTGCGTGTCGTTTTGCGTACCGCTACTGCTTCAGGCACAGGTACATCATCGAACACGTTTGAGGTCACACGCGCCCGTACAGCGTCAGCGTCAGGGTTGGGGTCATCTAGTGCCACCCCGCTTCATATCGCCCCTCGTAGCGCAACAGGGAACGGCTCAGGGGCATCCAGCACCACAAGTTTCACTACAAGGTCCCGTACTGCTACAGGCTCAGGTACCGGTACCCGCAGCATTGTTTCGGCCCGTGTCTGCCAGCGCACAGCCACAGCCACAGGTACAGGCACACAGAGCGCCACACAAGTCAAACTGTTGCTGTTCCGTACACCGTCAACAACCGAGATACGTTCAGCCGACAGGTTTGATACAAGTATCCCTGGTCGACTGTTCCGTTACGCCGACCCACAATACGCTGGTGTGAACGTATACAAACTGGTTGACGGCACATTCACCGAAGTTGAACAACGCGAATATGATCAGGTGTCAAAAGTTTATTGGGGTGGCACCAAGAACTTTGTAACCCAAGAAGAAAAAGACGAACTTGTATCAGCAGGCTATGGTAGTTACGTAACATGAGTATCTTTAACCCACCTACAGACGACTTTGTGGCGCTCGGTATCCCACCGAACGAGTTTGCATCCGAAGAAGTCCGTTTGGCTTTCAACTTGTTCAAACATTTCGACAACGAACCACGGGGCAGAAACGTGTTCTTGTTGACTGACGGCACGTTCACAGAAAACGAACCGAACGACATCACTACAATCAGCAAAGTTTATTGGGGTGGGTCAGATAACATTGTTGACGCCGCCGAAGTTGCGGCTTTAACATCGGCAGGTTACGGCGCATATATCAGTTAGGGGATTATGAAACACAGGGAAACACATCCGAATCTAGACGTTGAAGGCTGCTTCGCTTGCCGTATCAGCCATGTCCGTGTGTCAGGTTCGGCGATGCCGACACGTCACAATGTCGCAGATTTGAACGCCAAAGAACGTGTACTTGACAAAGATTTGGATGCCTATAAACGGATACGCAAAACGGGTGGGCAGCCAACAAAAATTGATGGCTCAGCGAAACTAGAAAAAATAGCCGATTGATGCGGTTAACAATCTACATTCCAACCTACAGGCGACCAGACATTGAAGCATGTTTAGCGAGCATCATGCCACAAGTTGTGGAAGGTGTCGTCAATGTAGTATTGGCGTCAGGTTATGTTGAGTCGTATACCGTGGAGGTGGCATGAAAAAGAAAGCATTTTGGGATACTAAAAACCCGAACAAGAAATCTAAACCGTTGACACCAAAAAAGAAGGCTGCCGCTAAACGTCGTGCAGCCTCAGCGGGCAGACCATACCCGAATCTCGTTGATAACGCTTGGGCTAAACGCAATGGCTAAAACACCGGCATGGCAACGCAAAGAAGGCAAGAACCCTAAAGGCGGGTTGAACGCTAAAGGTCGTGCCTCATACAAGGGTGGCACTTTGAAACCGCCTGTTAAGTCTGGTGACAATCCTCGTCGAGCGTCTTTCTTGGCTCGTATGGGCAACATGCCTGGCCCTGAACGTGATGAGAAAGGTAAACCTACTCGCCTGCTATTATCGTTGCAGGCTTGGGGTGCTTCGTCTAAAGCGGATGCACGTAGCAAGGCTAAAGCAATATCGGCACGAAACAAAAGGAAGAAGTAATGCCTCTACCTAAGAACAAGAAATCTTCTGTCAAAGGCGCACCTGCAAAAGAGTATCGCCCTGCGCCGAAAGCAAAGAAAGGTAAGCGCACTATGAAAACTTCAGCGAAAGCACAAGCAGGTTCGTTTCCAGGATACGGGAGTTACACTTACTAGATGACGACAGTAGCGACAGTCCTCAATCGGGCTAGTCGTCAAATGTTGGGAGGGGTCGTTGAAGAACGCAACAAACTGGCGACAAGCATTGACGGCGATGACACATCTGTTGTCGCCTCTTACGATCTTGGCGGGCTTCGTGCTGGTTCTGTATTTGAAATTGAATCCGAACTTTTCTACGTTTGGGAAGCAACACCGGCGTCAAAGACGCTCACGGTTGAACGGGGTTACGGCGGCTCGACGGCGACATCCCACACATCAGGGGCGATAATCACCCTTCAGCCACGGTTTCCTCGTGCGCAAATGTTTGATGCTGTCAACGCTGAACTTGATGATTTGTCGTCTACAGCGAACGGTTTGTTTCGTGTTGTTACAACCGATCTGACATACAACGGTTCTGACCGCCAGTTGAACATCGCTTCTTCGGGGTCAATTATCGAATTGTTGGATGTTCGTTTACGATATTTGGCTGACGATTTCCCTGTGATTCATGGTGTGCGTTTGCAGACAGGTTTACCTACAGCAGATTTTGCTTCAGGGAACACTATCGTTTTTGATGAACCTGTTATGGCTGGCACGATCCGTGTGCGCTACAAGGCACCGTTTGTTCGTGCAACCGCAGAGTCATCGGATTTAACTACGAACTGTTTTTTGCCGACAACCTGTGACGACATTGTTGAAATGGGTGTCGTGTTGCGTTTGATGGCTGGTCGTGAAATTAAACGAAACTTCACAGAATCACAAGGCGATACTCGTCGAGCAGATGAGGTGCCTGCCGGTGCG